CCTGCGCCGCAAGACCACGGGCAAGAGACTTCAGACCTGCCATTGTTTTCGTGCTTTATCCATGGGTCTTGGACACGTGACCTGGACAACACACCTTTCTTCAGCTCGGCCACCGACTATTTCATTACATCACATCTGCAATAGACTTGTCCTCACGGATCTCCATAAACACCGGGAGGAACAGACTCTTGGCTCCGGTCTTCTTGTCGGTGATGACCGCGTTGTACTTGATGGACACAATTTTGTTCTTGAATTCAGTGAAGGCCATAGACCGCTCCTCGTCGCTGAGGCCCGTACCTACCGCCGTCTTCACATGGCCATCGGCCGACTCGACTAGCAGGGACCCGATTTTACCCTCATATTTACCAGCACCCGGGAGGAACCCAGTGACCAACAGGTCCGCCTCGAGCTCCGCCTTCATCTTGACCTGGTGCTTGACCCGCTTATCCTCCCATGCCCCATTCGGGTCCTTGAGCACCAGGCCTTCCTCACCCTCGGCCAACTTCTGCTGGTACAGAACCTGAGCCTCCTCCATCGAATTCACGATCGCAATTGGAGCGACCTGGATCCGACCCACCTGGTTCGGGTGGAGCATGATGTGGCGATCACGGTATCCCACACTGCACCGACCCTTGCGGAAGGCGAAGAGCGGGATGATGTCCCACACGACCGCTCGGATTTGCTTCGCGAGTTCGGCCGTGCCCGTGCCCTTCTGAAACTTGGTCAGGAGTCCGTTACCCGTCTTGCGGTCCATGGGGGCCCCATCCGGACCGGCCATCAGCAGCTCGCCATCCAGCACATACTCCGTCTCGGCCGTGAGGTTCATGACGTCAGCATCGAGCACACCGAACAGGTCCAGCTCCTTGCCTGCCCGTGACCGGTAGGAAACCTGGCCGTTCTCGACGATCGCGTTGAACCGCATACCGTCCATCTTAGTCTGTGCAATCATAGGGAAGGTCAATTTCGTTTTGGAATCCAGAGGGCTCACAAGCATACAGGGGTAGCTGAGCTTGAGGTCTGGCCAGATCTTCTCGACCGTCGCCTCGCTCACACCACACTTGAGGTTGCGGCCTAGAATGCGCCGAATGACCTCCCGGTCGTCCGGCTCGAGGCACGTCAAGATGCGGTGGACGTAGGTCGTAGCGTCATTTCCGCGAAGCGTACGCGTCGCAAGATTCTTTTTGATGGATTCGAGGGCCTCGCTCAGGGTCCACGTGTCGGACCCCGGACGCGGCACACCCGCCTCTGGTAGCTTTTTGATATAGAAATTGGTGAGGGGATCGAGGGTCAAGCGACAGACTTCCTTGAAGGTCTGGTCGGTCGCGTGAGCCTTGAGGATCGCCTCCTTCTCAAGACGGCCGGAAGCGGACTCGAGCTGGTTGAGGATCTGGAGAGCCATTGTGTTTGTTGGGTGGTTTTGTATATGCCGCCGTGAACTCTGAGCCCGACAGGACATGTTTTTACACAAACTCGACGTCTGCGGTCCAGTCATTCAAGAGCACAGTCTCCTTGGTGCCAATAGGCGGCCACCCTGCATACCCATGCCCACCCTTCGTCTTGGGATCGTTGCGATAGATCACCACACCACCCTCGAGCCACATGAGAGCACTGCGGTAACTCGTGAGGATCTTGAGCTCTTTGTCCTGTAGGTCTTCGGGGGTGGACTCGAGGCGCGGGGATGGGTCGGCATCGAGTGCGGCATGAATTTCCGCATAATCCGTGACGCTGGGAGCCGGGTGAAGACCGCCGAAGGTGCTAGGGCGGAAGCTGACGAACTTGACGGAAGTGGCCATGGCGGTTGTTAGTTGGTTTGACCAACTCCCGCCGGATCCTTGACTGGCACGGAACACTTTTTATTTTCTTTCAGTTCCTTAATTTCATTTGAAATTTGTTGGTGCCAAGGCTCGAGCACAAGAATCTGGAAACTCAGGGCCAATGTGCCGACCAGTGCAGAGTAACGAGAGTACATTATTTTTCTATTATAAAATTATATGAACAACGTGAACACGGCCATCGGCATCCTGGCCACCAACAGGAAAAATTTAATATCAAATTTCCTCATCCAGCTCAACACTCAGGAGCGAAACAACTTCATGAAGAACGGCACAAACAAGAAAGAGTGGATAAAGCAGTGGCTCCGCAACAAGCACAATTACAACAACGAAAGAATAGCTAACCGCGTAGCCAAATACAACTCAAGAACGACGTTTAATAAGTATGTTAATTCAATTGTTAAATTAAAGAACGCTAATATGAATATACGTAAATACATGATCGCTGTTGCGAATGGAGGGCCCTACGCATCTCTGAGCATCGGTAAAAAAGGCTTCATCCAATTAGAACCTGCTTGTCGAAATAACTTTAATAAAGGCGTATATATACACTATGGTGAGACTAGTAAGAAATATAGAGGACAGAAGATAGGTTTCAGATTACGCAAGACGGCGGTGAACGCGTCTAGAAACTCGGGCATCCCTCTTTGGCAAGTTTCGCAAAATATAGAGGGTCTCGTGACGTCTGGGAACCTTCCAGTTTCGGGTAAAATTATGACTAAACTCGGTGCAAACCAGATTAACTATGCACCCCCTTGCCGGGCTAATAATAAGCGTGGACCCTACAACTATGCGTTCGTAGTTGGATTATCTAAGCGCCCGGCCATGAAGAAGCCGCGCTCGGTCGTCGTTCCCAGAAGACCACGGTCCGTTATGAGACCTAGGTCCGCACACTAGTCGATATCCACGTCACTCAGCAATTTTGATTCGAAATTGCGGACAGACGCGAGGACTTCGCTAAGAATAGCCAACTTTTCAATCTCCAGCATGGACTTGTCAGGGTCGATGTGTTGATACTTGCGACCATTCTTGACACAGACGTTCATAGAGGAGAAGAGGCGCTGGACGTTGACGGACTGCATTTTTAGGTGAAAATTAACTCGAGCCACCTAGAGTTGGCTCGGACATGACACGTTTTTAGTGGTACATCTGAAGAATCTCCTTAATAACAGCGGCGCGAACCACGTCATCTTCCGTAAACATGAGATGCTTGATGCTATCTGAATGTGGGTCGATGCGGCTAATCAGATCAGCCAACCCATTATCCTCGAAACCACGATCGTGCTGAGCCCCGTCCCCTGCAATCACCATCTTCGAATCCTCACCAATCCGCGTCAGCAACATCTTCATCTGTGAAGGCGTCGAGTTCTGCATCTCGTCTCCGATGATCCAGGCATTGTCGAACGTGCGACCGCGCATATAGGCCAACGGACACACCTCAATCCGTTGATCCAACATCATCTCCTGAACCTTCTTTACTGACCAGTACCGGTACAGGGCATCGAACATGGGACGGGTCCAAGGCTCCATCTTCTTGTTCAAATTTCCAGGCAAAAATCCGTGTTGCTCATCCACAGATACGGCAGGGCGCGTCAGAATGAGACGCTGAACCTTGCCAGATGCTAGAGCCTTCGAGCCCATCTGACACGCCAAGAGGGTCTTTCCAGTTCCAGCGGGTCCGGTGCTTACGATTACAGGTGCGTGACTCATGAGGAGCTCCAGATACCGACGCTGACTAATGGTCCGTGCACTGATCATTTAGTTTACAAGGGTGTGCAAACTTTATCAGGTTCTGGATTCTTAATTCTATATTCAAATTGAACTTTGCTCGGCCAGACGTAACCCCAATCTGCATATGCCCCCACATCAAAGTGGTAATAGTCGGATTTTTTGCGGTTTAGGGCCGCCTGGTGAGACTTGTGAATAGGCTCCCATCCCCACCACCACGGTGGGCTAGACTTTCCGCAGTGTGGGAGCTTCTCCATATTGTTTTTGTATCCACGAGCGATCCACTCGTCAATCATCGCATTACAGTACATGGCCAGGAAACACGTGTGTCCCTTCCACATGAGTGTCGCGGGATGATTGACCCACCCCTTCGTGAGGCCTTGAAGGGCCCTCCACAACTGATAGGCTTCTACCCGCTGCTTACCTAAACGCCTATAATCAAGAGCCTTGGCGCACTTGTGAATATCTGAAAATGGGACGAAGGTATTCACCATTGGCGGAAGATAGGTTTACCTTCAGAGGTTGTGCCGATATGTATCACAGTGCCCTTCACCAGCATAGACTGGAGTTCCCGCGTGAAGTTGTCACTAGGTTCACGGTTCAGGATTTTCAGGCAACTCTGGCACTGGCAGTTCATTCCTACTTTTTGTTTCTAAATTAGTTGGTTGGGCCACCCCAGACATGTATTTTTCACGGGTCTTGAGGTCCCATGGACCCCCGGGCTTGTACCAATTATGTTTGAAAATTCGTTGAGCCATTATAATATTGTCCTCATCCCTCACGATCGTGCCATCGGGCATGAGGTGCACATCTTCACCTAATGGGTTTCCCCTTTGGTACTTGAGGACCTTTCCTTCGTCACAATCTTTTGATGATACAAAGATATCCATCATTAAAAGATTATGTTACTATATTTTTATGTTGGAATTCATTTTTGGATTTTTAAGCGGTATCGTGGGTTCGGCCCTTTTTAGAAAGAGATTGGTCAATAGGTCAATAGGTATACAGGCTGAAGAGGTATGGTCACATACTGTTGAGTCACAACCAATTTTAATTCAAAATTCAAAAATTAAATTTGTTCCTAAATTACAAAACTTTTGGGGACCAGACTCCTAGTCGGACTTTTCTACCAGGTACCGGGCGACTAGGGTGTCCTTGTAAAATACCTTGGCCACCTGGAAAGACGAAGTGAACCCATCACACTCGAAAGTCCAAAAGTTCTTCTTGGAATCTGGGCGGGTCAGTTTGGGGTTGACCGGAATTGGAAGGAAAGACAGTACGACCACTTTGAACACAAGCCACCACTGGTTCATTACACTACAATGCGTTCAAATCTCTAAGGTGCTCTTCGAACTCGTACTCGAGACGGCGCCGGCACGCAGGGTGGGAAGGGTCAGTGATGCACCGGCGCCACGTGCGCTGCAGAACCTCGCAGTTGTGGTTAGCCATGATCATCTCCGTCCTGAGGTGCGCGTAGATTTGGCGGTTGTAAACCTCCATGGCGTTGTTGATCACGGCCTCGATGTGCAATTCCGGAACCACGGGCCAGGGGACGTTCATGGCCGCCCAAACTACATTTTGAATCAAAATTAGACAATAAGCCAATAGCTCAGAGATCACTGGAACCGCCGAGTACCTGTGGGCCATATCAATGAAACACTCGGCTATGACGCGGCGGATACTTTCATTATCCTCGTCTGATAGGTGATCAGTTTCATTCCAGAATCCCATGTGTGTATTCACCATGAGCTGAAGCTCCAGAGCCGCGCGGAGGTCTGTCTCGAACTCCTCGAGCTGGACATCGACGCCTCCAGTGGACTTGCGCGGGGCACGGGGCGTGGACATTGTTTGTTGGTTGTTAAATAGTTTCATTTCATTAAATGTAGCGAGCACTGCACACGTTTTTTTTCACTCGTCCATCGGGTCGTAGTTCTCCTTGGTATCGTCCTCGGCCCCCTCTTCGTGCCCGCCACGCCACTGCTCCTCCTCGTGGATCTCGTTCTCGAGGCGGTCAACCTTGGCGCGGTTCTTCTCGATGATTTCACGCATGAAGTCGGCGTACTCGTGCGCGATCGGGCTCGAGTCGTCGAAGGGCTTGTTCTCCGTGAGCATCGCGTCGATCGCAGCAGACTCCTTGGCCTCAGCGCGGCGCTTGTCAGCCCGCAGATTCACAAGCTCTTGCTCGTGCATCTCGATCCGCTCGTTGATTGGCAGATCGAAGTAGGCGTCGACCGCGGCAGCCTCGAGGTCGCCCGTGCCGTAGTCGCCACCCTGGATCTCATAGAGCTCATCCTTGGAGATTTCATTTCGAACATAGTTGGCCATATAGTGATACATGGACGGGGTGATACACTCGTCCAGGTATTCCTCAAACTCGGAATAGGTCCATGTGAAGCACGGCTCTTCGTGAATCGCCTCACCCTGGTAGCCGCACAGGAGGCCATCGGAGTTGAAGCACACGTAAGCGTTGGGAGACATGGTTGTTTTGGTTACTTTTCATTACACTCGTCGCCTCTAAGGCGGGTACAGGACACGTTTTTTTCACTCATCGGCACTCTCCTCCTTCTTAGTCAGCATCGCCAGGGCAATCTTGAAGGCGTTGGCAGCCGCAGCCTTCTCAGGGATCTTATCCTCAGAGGTCTCCTTGATGGCTTTCAGGAACGCCTGGTACATGGTGGTGGCCTCGACAGCCTCCTTGAGCTCGGCGTTAGCCTCCTTGAGGTCAGCCTTCAGGTCGGTCACGCGGTCGAGAGCCTTCATCAGGGTCTTGGTAGGAGCCATTTGTTATTATTTGAGTGGCTCGTTTTTTTATCTGGGTTTGGAGTATGGGCACTGAAATAAATGCTGCAACTGCGCTGATTGGAATGGCGAGAATATATCAGGAAAAAGTGGGATTTCAAAACGCACCATTTAATACAACTAATATTAAACTAAACGCAGCTCGTGGTGAAAAATCACTCACTACGGGAAAAGAAGTGGGGAAGGCATTTTTTTATTCAGGGGAGGACATCGCTGTAAATAAAACAAACACAAATAGCGGAAAATACAGAAATGAACCTGCAATTGAGATTTTTGAAATGGCGGAGAAGACCAGATCAAAAAAGAATACGGGTAAAAGTGAATTGGAAGAAGAACTCGAGACGTCTGTTATCTTCCCGAGTTATTTCAACCCACGTCTTAAAAATAAACTCGTGAAGGCGTGGAAGAACATAGTTTCGGGACAGGCTTTTACTGGTTCTTGGCTCGAACTTCGCGCTCTACGCTGGTCGACGCGGAATGGTCCTATCTCAGAGCTGCGCGACTGCAATCGCAGGACTGTACAGAATACCGGGTCGAGCGTGTTCAAAGGCTTATGCACTCCCAATCAAATACTCGATGGAACTTTCAATAAGAAACCAGTTTCGTATTTATATCTTAAATCGCGTTTTACTTTATCACTGGTAAATGAGGACAACACGGTTATTACCGGAGGCGCTAAAAGATGGGCGGGTCTCAAAGATATAGCCAAAGGAGCGACATGGGGTGAACCCGACGTCATCCTTCGTGAAATAAAGGCTGATGGCTCCATAGTGTTGAGTATTTTTGAATTTAAAATAGGTTTTGGAAAGCCTTCTGATTCGGGTGCCAAAGCCACAGAGTGGAATCAGCTCTCAAGAGTTAAACGGAATTTAGAGCTACTTATAGATCTATGGATAATAGAAAAAGGAGGAGCAGCTGAAGTGAAAAAGAAATATCCTTTATGGAAACGACCAACTATAAAGCTGTATTTTGTGGGCTGGTCGGCGCCTAGCGCGGCCACCGTCCAGCTTATTGCTCCCACCAACTACGCACCACCAACAGGTTACAACGTTGAACCACTCAACAGCACTGGTTTTGGAACCCTCACTGGGTTGAACGCGTCTTTTATAACTCATATTATCGAAGAGCTCCAGTACGCTCGTGCTATGGCCTTAGTCCAAGCAATTGAAGAAATTAGAAAGGATCCGGAGTATCAAACTGTGAGAAACGCTCACATGCAAAATATGATGCGCCAGATGGCACAAGCGAGACAGCTTCCTATGAAGCCCATCAGTGAAGTGTCAAGTGTTCGCCAAGGCAACAAACCAAAACCAAAAACCAAGGCGAATGCTTCTGGTATGGGGCAGGTTGCTGCACAGGAACAGGCTTTGGTTAATATATTGAGACAGCGCGGAAAAAACAACGCAAACTTCATCGTTCAATCAGCAATTACTGACCCCGAAAAATTCACAAGTATGTATGCCACATTTCTTAAACATTTCATCGAACCTGGCGGCGCTCCTACAAATACAGGCCAGGGGAGAATGCGCAATGCCATTCGTAGAGCCAGGGAGGGCAAGGAACCCGGAAATACAAATCTAGAAAAACTAAACATTTTCAATACTATTGTTTCGTCCCGTGGTGCCGCGGGCGGTCTCAAGAAGACTCCGGGCGCGAAAAAAAAATAAATGAAGTTAATAATGGAGGCTCTTCGTGAACAAGCGCGTAAAATAAAAGCCCGTGCCGCTAAACGCATGTCGCGTCACGTCGCGGAAGCTCGCGCCCTCCCGAAAATTCCACGTGTTATTTTAAACGGTAATTACGTTAACCCTATAACACTCGCATTCCCTAGTGGTGTAGTTATATACGAAATAACAAATAAGTTCACCGGGCGGAGAAACTATTACGACAAACCAACATTCACAAAACTTGTCAAACAATTTACATCTGATTATAACCTTATGATGATGAATTCCAAAAATCCCATTCCTGGAGCGCGCAATCCAGTGACTCGCAACCCTATATACCCACGCAATGTCCGCCGCGTGACCGTGGCACCCAAGAAGAAGACGCCAAGCCGCTCTGTTGCCGCGAAGAAGATACAGGGGGCCGTCCGTAAGCACCTTTCCAAGAAGAAGCCCAAGCGCGTCTCAAAGTAAAGGACTAATTCTCAATTAAAATTAGATGTACGAGGTCCTCGGTCTGACCAGAGACGCCACGGCCGATGACATCAAGAAGGCCTATCGCAAACTTGCCCGAGAACACCACCCCGACAAAGGCGGTGACCCGGAGAAGTTCAAAAAGGTCCAGGAGGCCTATGAGGTCCTGAGCGATCCAGAGAAGCGCGAGAACTTTGACCGGTTCGGAACCACCGAAGCTCCTCCACAGGGCCCGAACCCCAACGACATATTCGCGCAGATGTTTGGTGGCGCTTTTGGTGGCCCCAGAGGCCCCGTGCGCCGCGCAGATCATAACCACGAACTCAAAATCACCCTTGAGGACGCCTACAGAGGTCTGTCACGTACGTTCAAGGTGACGCTGACCAAACCCTGCTTCGCGTGTAGGAAAAAGTGTCCCCATTGTCACGGGCGCGGGTCGGTCCAGATCCAGATGGGGCCCATGGCCTTCAGTCAACCGTGCCCTTCATGTGGAGGTCAGGGTGGGGGTTCATCAGGCTGCCAGGAATGTAATTTTAAAACAAAAAAGCATGAGCCTCTCAATTTAGAACTAAAAATACCAGCGGGTGTGGAGGATGGAGCGACCCTCGTGGCGGGTGGTATGGGTGAACAGCCCCAAAAACCAGATGAGGAGCCTGGTGACCTTGTATTTCACATCAAAATTCAGGACCACCCAGAGCTGATGAGACAGGGTAAGGACCTCATATGGTCGACACGAATTTCGTTTACAGATTCAGTAAACGGCAAGGTTATCCAGGTTCCACATTTTGACGGGTCGATAGAAGTGAACACGTCAGACTGGGGGGTCCTGGACCCGAGGGAAGATTATGTGATTCCAGGGAAGGGGTTCGTACCGGGTGGGAAGCTTCGGATTTCTTTCAACGTCATTTATCCACCGGTAAATGTCAAATTAAATCTTTCAAAACTAACATAGCTATTGCCATCGCTGCAGACATACTGCTTATAGCAACTTGATCTAGTAAAAGATGTGTAACCTCCGCTATGTTTACTTGTGCGTGGTGAAATGCGAAATCATTCAGAGCATCTGGTACGAGACTTAATGTCGCCCCTCGTACCACATGCTTTTTCAAAAGGGTAGTGGACCGTACGGTCCGCTGGGTGATTGGGTGGCGCTGGACACGCCGAACGCTGATGCGAACGGTCACACACACCTCCTTATTCATCTTGCTCTACTAGATATTTCCATAATTCTTGACGATCACGTGACGCTTTTTTTTCAAGGTCACGGGCGACGAAGAGCCGCCCTTCTGGCCCACACTTGCGCTCACTGAAACGTACAGACTCTGAAAACTCGTAGACCATTTTCCCTCGCCCCCTGTAAGCTACGAACTTGGTGCACGTCCCCGTCCGGGCGTAGTTTCCTGGTTTATAGAACCGGCACTTTTCACAGGGAGGGTTCATCTATAAAAATCCCTCGTTATTAATTCTGTTGATGTACTCACGCAGAGCCGACCCCCAATTCACCCTGCGTCTATTAGCATTCGTTTTTGGATTAAAATTGATAGTTGATCTGTTGGCTCGTGTAGGCACCATATAGACGCCGTTTACGTATCTGTACACTGGATTGCGGATATTTGAAAATGCATTTATGAAATGATTATATGATAACTTATATGTTTGAGCCAGGGCGGCCTTTGAAGAGGCGAATCGGAACCCACCACCCGCCAAGTAGTTGCGGACGGGTCTGTTCTTATATCTCTGCCACGTCAATTGAAAAGGAGTCATGGGGAAAACTATAAACGTCTTGTAATTTCCACCTTGTATATACTGAAACAACCAATTGGGAAAGGCGTTAGAGCCCGTCGTCTCGAACATGATATTCTTACCAGCCTCCACAGCCTTTTGAATAAGACTGTCAATTTTATCCGAAAATTTGGAACCTGAAAGGTTTTTGGTCGTGCGGACAGTTGAGTAAACTTGACCTAATTTACTTATTTCTTTATTTGTTGCTTTGTTCAAAAAGTTGCGCAACATTTGCTCAGTGGGGTTGCGATTACCTATGAGACGCTGAATTGCGATTCTCGACCGTTTTTTGAAATATTCAGTGCTTTCGACGGCATCATCTATATTTATATTAATATAACTTCCAATAGGGTCTCCACCAACCTGTTCCACTAGAGGGTTGATGGAACTTTTTCCAGAAGCAGGTGGCCCATATTTTATGACGAGTTTGGGTTGGCCAGTGGGATCCGGGAGGGACTCTATACGTCTGTTCTGCTCCCTATTAATTTTTTTTTGGACTAGAAACAGTTTTTCAAGCAAAGGGGCGTTTGTTACCGTGAGTTCTTTGAGAAGACTCCGACGCGTCGTCATTTATATTACACTACATTTTAACCACAAAGTCCGCGCATCTCCGCGTAGCTCATCTTGCCCTCTGCAAACTTGGCCAGCGCGGCCGTCTGTACCGGGTCGCCGACCATCACTGCGCAGTGTGCGAGGAGCGGGTCGAGTCTGGAGATGGACGCCACCTCGTCACCCTCGTCCTTCTGCTCAGTGACCTCGGCCTTCTGTGGCTCATCGACGCGCCGACACGCCACGACGACCGAGCCGATAGCACCGCGTCCCACGGGGGGGTCCGCCACCCGGCTATGGTACCGGACCGCGCAGCGTTTGCGAGGGTGGTTCATCTGGGTCACGCGGTACCAGAACTCGTCACCCTCTTCGATGAGCTCCCAGCCGATAGGACGGTCAGGCTCATAGACTGACTGGATCGTGCCGTTTTGACACACCACATAGAGCTCGTTCTTCACAGGTCCACCCTCCAGGTCAAACCCGTACTGGTAGGTTGACATGGTTGGGAAGAGACCCGTAGGAGGGCACAGAGGGTCAATGCGGTCAGCGAAGAACTTGAGGCCGGGAGTCTTGAGGAGAGCCATTGTTTTTGGTGGCTTCACTTGATCTGGCCCTTGGCCTTGGTCGGACAGGACAGCTTTTTTTCAAGCAGAGCCTCCTTGGCCCGTACCGCCTTTTTTGTATACACCGCGTAGTCACTCTGCTTCTTAGAAGACTGGCGCTTTTGGTCGCGGTGGCTTTCCATGTTAGAAGTACCCATAAATCTCCGGCGCCTTCCCACGACATGACGCGTTTTTTGTAGATAAATGTTAGGACATGGAAACGTTCCTCAAAAAATCCGCAAGGACCCACAAATACAGAGACTTATTGTCCCAGAAAGAAATCGATGCGATAGTAGCCCGACACGTTCCGAGACTGAGATCTATTCAAATTTTCAATTTTGGTCCAAAAACAGAGTGGCCAGAGGTGACTGACGAGTATCACGAGGAAAGAGACCAGATAGTCTCGGACCTGAGAGCCGAAATTCAAAAAGAATTTATAAAGAAAATTCGTCTCCCTAAAGGTTCAGACAGTCACACTGCACTTAATCATTATTTAGGTGGTATATAGTATATGGACGCTGAGTGTCCAGTGTGTCTGGAACCTCTATCAGGAACGGTCGTTCATATGGGGTGCTGCAAGAAGATGGTACATATACAGTGCTACACAATCAAGTGCCCCATGTGCCGTGCGGATCTCCCAGTTCCCATTCATGCCGTACAGCCTCACCCCAGCCATATCATAGTTCCCGTTCCGGTCGTATATCAGTCGCGTGAAAGAAATAGCAAAATAGCTCGTAGTATTATAGGTTTAATAGGTGTGGTCGGTATTATGGCTATTGTCGTATTTCCTTATTACGCTTAGACGACACGGACTTTGTCCTTCTGAGAGGGGAGGGCGTCTTGTTGCGCGTCAGGACTTTCTTGATCATATTAGGGTATTTGTAAGTTTTCATATAAGATTCAATATTACGCGAAGGAACCAGTGAATGATATTTAGATTTTCCAAAATCTATGAGCCACATACCCGTAATTTTACCTTTAGAATCAACTGAAACTATGATATTTTCTCTATGAAGATTTCCATGTTCAATACCGGCCATCTGAAGCTGATGAACCAGCCAACTCAAATAGTTGTGTACATATTTGTTAGAAGGAGTGAATGTTTTGTAATATTGTTTCAAAGTCATTGAACCGACGCGATTCATGATAAACATATTTAAACTATTAATAATTTTAGAACCATATCCAAGTTCTCTAGTAATGTTAGTATTATTAGATTTAATTTTGAGTTTGACTATATTCCCGTTCCTCACCTTCGGGGCTATTCCCGTCGGTCTCAGGCGTTTAAGAATATTAAATTCCTTTGTTGCGTTTAATTTTTGAATCTTCATGAGGCGTCCATTATTTGTTACAAATACCCTTCCATGTACGCCACCACCCATGTAACCGACTGGGACGGGCCAGTCCTTTTTATTCCGTCGAACACGGTTAGAAAGGTTCTGAGCGGCTTTGATCCGTGATTCCATTAATATTATATAATATTAAACATCATACTCACGGCACTCGAGGGGGTCGTCTCGCTCATCTGAAGAGGCCTTGATGCGCAGATTATCCTCGCGCTGACGGGCCAATTCAGACGCGAGTTCCTCTACGCGGTCCCATGCCACCTTACACGCTGGGGTATCTTCGTAATTGTAACACAAATTCTTAGCCTGTTGAATAGCCTGTTCGACATCCTTGGGCCGGAGCTTGGTCCGCTTTGCGGGACGTGGATCGGAACCTTTCTTGGCCAAAATTTGGAGTCGTGCGACAGCCAGAGTCACGGGCATTTTAAGATAAGAACAACAAACTTTTATCTGAAAATGGCGAAACGTGTAGTCCTGAAGGCGAGTGACGTGGCGGCCATCATCGGTCGGCACCAGTACAAGTCGCGTGACGAGGTGTTCAATGATTACTGGAAGAAATATAGCCCAGACACCTTCACTGGTCAGACCAAGAAGGAGAAGGCCCTCGAGGCTCTCGAGGCTTCTGAAAACGCTCGGAAAATCCTAGAAAGTGCCGTGGCTTTCGAGGCAAAGGATTCCAAGGAGGCTGCTCAGACTTTTGAGAAGGCCAAGGCCCAAGTGAATTTGGATCCAAAATTGAGCATCGAACAAAAGGCTGAGGTGATCGAACACCTGCGTTCCAAGGTGTACACGACCCATGGGACGCGGTCGGAGGATAAGACGTCAGATAAGGTCTCCAAGGATACTGGCGCCCGTCTGGTTCGTGATGACGCGTTTTACAACCTGGATGTGTGTACTCTGGGTCAGACCAAGTTTGTAATTTGTGGTAAAATTGATCGCATCGAGGAGAAGGAGGACGGGTCTCGGGTCCTCGTGGAGATCAAGAACCGTACGAACCGCCTGTTCCGGCGCGTTGTGGATTACGAGTTTATCCAGATTCAGGTGTACCTCCAGATGCTGGGTCTTGTACATGCTCGGTTGGTAGAGCAGTACAACAATCAGGTGCTGAGTCACGATGTTGACCGTAATGAGGAGATGTGGAGCAATGAGATCACTCCAGCTCTTCGAGAGTTTTGTTCCCAACTATACGGACGATTTGAGCTGGAGGAGTAATGACTCCGAAAATTATACTGAAAAGCCAAGAGACGCTCAGGACCCCGACAATAGTGGGTGCAATGGGCCGATTCGCGAAAAATCTCTGATGGATAAAGACGCCCAAGACAAAAAGCAAAATAAACATTAAAGGTCCTTTATCCATTGAACTTAGCGCAGGAAAAACATGATGGCGAGGAACACGGCGGTGATTATGGCGGCCTGGTTGATCTTCTGGGTCACGATGTAGGAAATGAGGGCAAGGATCAGAGCCTTCTTGACCCATGGCCCCTGAGGGTTCTGCTCCTTGCGAACCTCGACATCGGCAACTGAATCAACAGCGTACATTTTAATATTAATTTACAATTTTATTCAGCGAACGTCACGTGCTTCTCCGTCTTGACCCACACACGGCCCTCGACAAAATCCTCGAACGTCACGATGTGCGTGTCGTCCCCATCGTCCGACTGTAGGATCCAGCCCTCCCCGGGGTTGAACTCCGCCACGACGCACTCCAGAAAACGCGTCCGCTTCTTGGACTTGATGGTCAGCGTCACCTCCTTGCCAACCAGAGACTCGAACCAATCCTCATAAGTCTCGAGCTCAGACGCAATCTCGTCACGCTCCTTTGCCAGCTCCAGAACAGCCTCGATAGCCTCCATTGTACTGTTCCAACGCCTTGTGTTTTTATCTGTGGGAAGAGTAGATGATGCACCTGAAACTAGCATTGGCGTTTGCAATCGCCGGGTACATTTTCACAAGTAAATTATGGCTAAGATGGCTTCACAGTCTCGGTCCGGAACAGGGGCTTGTCGTCAAGTGGGTTGCAATCCTCGGCTGTATATTTGCAATAGATCGTGTCGACCCTACTATCAAACTGGAACACAAGACTCAGGCTCTTGGGATCGTCATGATCCTCGCCTCTTTCAATATTATTTTCAATTACCAATCAGAATGGATCGATGAATCTGGTTCTGGAAATGTTGAGGTTCAGTCACCTGATGGGGCTCTGTATCACAGGGCTCGTACAAATTTAGGACTAAATCCTGACGTGGCACGAATCATCACCTTCGTCCTCGTGCCTTTTGTGTTGGTATTGGGAGGCTCTAAACTTTTACGCAACGGAACAAAATTAAATATAAACTAAAATTAAATGGGAAAGTACAAGAGCATTTTTTTGGAGAGCGCAGCAGGTGGTGCCGGTTTTCTGACGGCTTTCAGTGGAGCCCTTCTTTTGGGCATGGCTTTTGGCATTCCAGGCCTCATCTTAGTGACGCGGGAAAATCAAAAGCCAAAGTCGCGCCGTAATCAGACTCTGCTTATTTTGGGCTTTATCTTGATGGCGATCGGTGTGGCGCTGGGACTCGGTTTCAACGCGGGTGGACTCGTGAACGGCATCACAAATCAGTTTTCTAATTAAACTTCAATGTAGTAGAAACTCATCGTAACCCATGTGTCCTGGCGCGCTCGTGACCGCTTGAACCCCTTGCCGCGGCTGCGCGACTGCACTGCGGGCACGGACTCCTTGGGCGGCTCGTCCAGGTACCAGCACTTGTTCATGTGCCGGTCAGAGTAGTAGTCCTCGTAGTAAAACACCTCCTCAATGACCTCCGGATCGACGCCCTCGTTCTTGAGAAAACGGTACGTCTTCTCAATATCGATGAAATCCTCAAGCACGTCGCGCATGATGCGACCCCGCCACTTGGCCGGAAACGATTCTGCAAACTCCTGGGCTTCGGCGAATCGCTCATCGAGCGCGTTGCCAAAAACCTCCTCGCACTTGTTTTCCCACGCGTCCTCGTCCCACTGGTCACGAAGCTTGTGGAACCCCTTGAAATAAATAGGGGCGCGGCACATAGGGCACCCCGTCCCGGTTCCCTTGAGGTACCACGTCTTTATGCACCCACTGCAGAAGTCGTGACCACACGACAGCTTCTGGAAGACGCCATCCTCGCCATAGCACACGGAGCACTCACGGTCGTTGCAAGCCATCTTACTGTTTTAGTGTGAAAATAGTGTCGCTCCCTCGACCCTGGCGTGGACAGGACCTAAATTTCTGCATAGCACTGGCGAATGAGAGGGTTATAGTTGTATCCAGGTGGACAAACATTACAAATACCATTCACTATCTGCTGCCCAGGAGGACAGGTTTGTCCCTGAGGAAGAACTGTAGGCGCGACGTCTTGAACACACGTTCGCGACCCAAGTCGCAACGAACTGCCTGTGGAGAAATCTTGGGTAGATGATCCAGCGGGACAAGCGACTGGGGCGACTTCCGTATCTTGTGTAGATGTGCATATTGCAGTGACATATTGAATATAATTTGGTTCTGAGCATTGATTACATGGAGATGAACCCGTCGCAGACCATTGGCCGGTTGGACAAGGTTGGGGGGGCGGCGGTGTCGTTGTCGGGGGAGGGCCAGCATTTGGAGCCGTTGCTGCGTCGTCGGGTGTTGAGCCGAGAGACTGAAGTCCGGGTGCGACTGGCGATCCGGGACTCCCGGTCGTCCCAGAACTTCCCGTTCCCGCTGCTGTACTGTCATCCGGACTTGAAGGGCACTCGTACCCAAAGTCAGGACACGTCACTTTTGAAAAGTATATGCCAAGCACGATACCAAGCGTCACCAAACAACAAACAAACACCGCAATGGCAATTTTAACACTAGTTTTCATTCCTAAATTACTTCAAGTTTTTATTGAGGTAGGGTAGTTCTGGCGCTGCGCACCGTACCGGTTTTGGTAATGGTCCCACTCGTTCCAGAAGGTGGGACTGTGGTCTTGAGTGAAACTAACGCTGATGGGATTATTTGAGGTGATGGCGCCGTCACCGCTCCCTCTTGAACTCTTGAAATAATGATCCACAAAACAATAAGAATAAGAGCCCCGATAATCAACGTGGGTGTGCGAATCTTCATAATATTCCTAAATATAAAGTTTTCAGCCTAAGTGACGGTCACGGATTGGAGTGTGAATTTCGACTTGCAAGTTCCAGCATCGGCTCCGGTGGTCACGACATCATACATGTATGGAGATCCACAATTCACACATTCATTAGCACGTGCACCCTCGATTACTTTGCGGTCATCGACATACGGACATGCTCCAGGAGTTGTGCTTCGCACTGCAGTGGCCGGCTGTGTTCGGCAACTTGTGACGCCAAAGCCAGACAACGTCTGACCAGTTGGACAAGCGGCGGGGTTCGTAGTTGGCGCTGTGAAAAAAGTAGTCGCTGACTGTTGCGTGACTATGCAATTGCCATAGTTGGGTTTACTAGGGTCAGTCTGTAAAGAATACAATGCATTTTCACACTTGAAGCATTCTGAAGTCGTCCATGGCACGTTGGCCAGTTTCACGTAGCCTGTAGGACACGTGGTTGGACAAACTGGATTTCCAGCCGCATCACGAGTAGGTTTTACATTACCCAGACAAGTTACACACTGACCTTCATTCGCATGACCGACTGGGTACAATATCTCGTAAGATGGATTTGCACAACTCGCGCAAGCCTGTTGACCTGCTAGCGCACCTGTTCGGGGCGTTCTGAGCTCACTTCCGGCTGGACAGGCACATGCTCCGTTGCTTATACTTAGACAGCACTGACCTGCGTTAACACCAGTTGTTATAAGTTGGCCACCAGTTTCACACTTGCGGCAGTCAAGATAATAGGACGAAGAGGGCTCGGTGATTAAACTGAAGCTCGAGTCCTCACAACTTGCACACTTTGATAAACCATCACTCGCATCTATATATGAAAAATCACTGGCTGATGGGCACGTAGCTGGAGGAGGTGGCGTCGTGGGCGTCGTGGGCGTCGTGGGCGTCGTGGGCGTCGTGGCGGGTCCTGGGGTTCCCGTAGCCGGACTTGAAGGGCACTCGTACCCAAAGTCAGGACACGTCACTTTTGAAAAGTATATGCCGAGCACGGTAGCAAGCGTCACCAAACAACAAACAAACACCGCAATGGTAATTTTAACACCAGTTTTCATTATACTACATTACTTCAAGGTTTTTTTAAAGACTTTGGCCGCTTGAAAAGTAAGAGATGATTTGTGTAGCATCTATCACCATGCCGCCACCTGTCAAGCCACGCCGCGCGTCCAAGACGAATCAAAAGAGCCGCAAGTATTACACGTTGCACACCGGCCGGAACGACGCGTTCACTCTGCGCGTCGACGAAGAGTCCAGGACGTCGATCGTTGGTTTCACCGAGTGGGACAACGCCATGTTCGTAGGACAAATGCTCGAGACTTATTTTATTGATCAAATGGAGTGGCCCCCGACATATGAAGTGGGGGCGTTGATTTTACCGAGTCCTCAAAGACCCAGTGATGTTCTCCATCACTTGTACATTCAACAATGGGAATTTGATGAATTACAGCTGACGTGTACGAAAAACTTTTTGGATATGATTTCTATTGATGATATTCTAAAGAAAAAGTCACCAAGTGGCTACGTGTTTTCAGGGAAGACGTATGTCTTCGAGGCCCCTATAGAGTTTTACCGTGAGCGCTTTGGCGAAATTTGGGAACTATGAAGATCACGCGACTGGTGGCAGGAACAGTCGCTACGCGACTGGGACGAAGGCCTTCTTGCGTAGCACCGCCTTGGCGTAAACAGCGCAAATACAAAAATGAATATGTGGCCACTCGAGAGCCTCCATCTGCTCGAGCTTGACCCCCATGGGATTCATATTGATCTCGGCCACGAGAGTGCTATCACGTGACGGATCACCCATACCCTCTGCAACATCAATCATACGTGAGAGCCACTTCACGTGTGATTGATTTTGAGCATCAAACGCCTTGATGAATTTCGAAGTCACGGACATTATTGTTAAAGAATTTATTGTTTTTAAGCCGCCATTGCCGCACCGCAGCCACCGCAGAACTTCTCAGTCTTCTTTTCGCGGAAAAAGAGCAGCCATATGGCCACGAGCAGTAGGATATAGAACAGGATATTCTGATCGAACTTCATTTACTCTTCACCAACATTACTTTCTTCTGACTCGGCGTCAGACTCTTCGTCCTCGTCAAAGTCCTCCTCCTCGTCCTCAGCTTCCTCCGCATCTGAATCCTCATATGAATCAGACTCCGACGCATCCTCATCTGAAGGCACGTAGTCCTCGTCCTGATCAACCTTGATGAAACCATCCTCGTGCTCAACGAAACCTAGGTCCGTTTCAGAATCCGTCTTAAGATATTCAGCTACGGAGTCGTCGTCAATTTCGTACGTATCTGTTTCGTAACGCCAAATGTGATCATCAGATTCGGAGAGGTACCTGATGGTCAGAATGACGCCGTCCTTCTCGATAATCTTTGCGAGAAGGGCGGCTGGTTTACGGGCTCCTACATCTGTCCAGACGCGGACTAGTGAAGACATTCACTCTCTGATGTAGTGGATGACGAATGTTTTTATCTGAAAATTTACGCAAGGGCATTTTACATCTTGGCGGCGGTACGGGCAAGCATTGCCAGACCGCGTGGGCCGCGCTTCATACCTGCGTTCTTACGCGCCTTGCGGCCACCGAACAGGGCGGCAATGCCCATGTTACCGCCTGGGCTGACGAGGCGCATCTTGCGTGGGCGGCCGACTGGGCGCTTGGGTGCGTAGCCCTCATACATCTGGGCCATGTAGGGGGCGCGCTTCATTGGGAGGACGCGCACACCGCCTGCGCGGGCGGCGTACTTGCCACGGGGCTCGCCGTAGTTCTTGCGCATCTTGCGCACCATCTTGGGACGGATCGGGCTGGGGATATCAACATTTCCGTGGGCGTACTTGACGTTCACGGTCGAGCCCTGTGGGTTCTTGTAGTACTTGACCTTGGGGGCGTACTTGATGCCCTTGACGGTCTTGACGATGTACTTGCCTGACGCGGTCTTGTAGATCACGCGACGCTTGACGTTCATGAAGGAAGTTGGCTTGGGGGAGGACGCATGAGCCATTTGGTTTGTAATAATTGGCTAGAAATTAATTACACTCAACACTTCCAGCGGTTGTTGCAAGTGGTGCAAGTGACGAAAGTAGTCTGTAGAGCGGGTGCATTAGTACGAAGCGCAATAAACATTAAAAACAATAGCAGGGAACTCACCATAGGCTCATCTGCTGACCGCGTTTGCATCTGGTAGTAGGTCGTCTTGGTTGACTTGCATTTACCGCACTTGAACTGGCCTTCGTAGTTTTGCTCCTTGGTCCTGGCCTGTTCCAGCATCAAGTCGCGCTTCTTGTGCTCGAACGCCATCTTAGCCCAAGGCCCTCCTGGCCAGAGCACGTCCGGGTCGTACCGCGCTAGGTTCTTCGAGTCGAGCTCTTTGCGCTGGAGCCGCTTCACGAGCTGAGGTACTATGTTCAGGCCCACGGTGATGCGGTCGCCCTCAACCTTGATATCTGCGGCCACCTCGGGACCTCGCTTAAGCTCCAGGAGGAGTCCAAAGGCCTTCTGCTTGTACCGGGACCGGAACAGCCTATTTTCCCAAGAGGGGTCGTCTTGCATTTCGCGAGTCTGCTGGACAGCCCAGTTATAGACTGAGCGTTCGCAGTTGCGCGCAGCGACTCCTGCACCCAGAGCGCGGGTAAAGCCGTTACGAGCGTATTCGCGGAGAGCGTGTTCCATTGTTTTGGTTTAAACGTCATTCACATAGCCCACATCTGGCTTGTACATCTCATCTTTTTTTGGGAGCTGACGTGGCACCCACCGAATCTGACGAAACGCCTTTGCCGGTGCGCCACACAAATGTGGATAATGCCGTGCGGTCCAGGGTGACGTCATAAATACGGTGCAAATGTTCTTCTGTGGATTGTGAAATACGCAGTCGTGGCACGATGGCATTCTGTGTTAAAAAAGAGCGTCGTGTTTAATACAATGTATACTCATCCTCTTATCGTCTGTGAGACCAGTCGGTGTCCCGTATGGGCCTTCGGTCGGTAATGATTGTCACTGTTGCGCTGAGCGAAAAATGATCCGCACCCTCCAGCTCCAAGCATCTCGACAGGGTGTGGGGTCTGCAAAATTCTCATCATGGATTCATCGCAAATATGGAGATTTCATAGTTACTCGCGTAAGGGTCGACGGAGGTCACGGCACGTCCCTTCCGTGTGTGATTTGCCGCAAGGCTATGGAAAAGTTGTGTATTCAATGGAGAGCCCATGTGGGTCAGGAATGGTTCAGGAGCACCGACGCGCACGTACCAGCCTCCAGAGCAACGTCCAAGCAACGTGTAAAGTTGGGATTTTTATAGTTTATAATATTAATGCATCTGATTTCACTCCTGTTGGGGCTCGTCATCGCATGGGGCATCTTATTCTTTATCGGTCCCCGTAAGCGCGTGGTGTCATACTATGTCCAGGCGCCCGTCGTGGGTATGCCCATTTCGGAGATTGACTCGGCGATGGAGGCCGTCGGTCTCGCCTCATCCGATTGGAAAGGTCAGGCTGAAGGACCAAGTCCCGCCCCAGCACCAGTCCCCGAACCCGAACCTTCTGTGGCCGACATAGCAGTCAAGGAAGAAGCTCCAAGTCTCGGCGATCAAGATACACAGTCCATGCTCCAAGCTTACTCGCCTTCTCCTTCCCCTTCTCAATGAGTTTAATAGAAACCCCTTTTCCAAAATCAACCACCCAGGTGTTCTCATCAATTTCCATAACTTCTGGAATTTCCCGCAGACTAATTGATTTCAAAATTTGAATCGCATGTTCAGAGTCCAGAGCCTTTACACGCGTTCCATTCTTGAACGTAAATGTTCTCGTAGTCTTCTCACGTGGAGTCGCGCAACACGACCATATCATTTAGTACTCTTACGTGTAATTCCAAGAGTACTCTCTAACTTACTCGCGGCCCTAGCGAGTGGTTTGGACCTCTTGAGTCTCAGAGTCTCCTGTTGCCCACTCGAGTTCTCGATCGCCATGAGGCGTGATGTGTTCTGAGCTCCACTGGCAGCAACAGGGCCCTTGACGACCAATTCACTTCTGGAATCGTTGAAAACTGGGTGGAGCTGTTTTTCAACTGGAAAATAAAGCTGGGGAGGTTCCACGAGCCCCCCAAAAGACCTAAACTCTTCTATACTCATGGTCCCTCCAAAGCACTTTAGGAACTGTCGTTTTGGAGCCGGCCACAGAGGTATATACTTGCCAAATGCTCTGAGCCGCATCATGGCCAGAAACGATTGGACCTCCCCCGATTTGGCGGAGATTGTATCGAGAGCGTACGCCTTTGCGCATTGCCACGAGCAAAAGTTCCCGATGGTCGTGAACCTGTTGAGCTTGTCGTCATATTTGATGGGCAAATGAATGCACGGACGCTGCGGGAGGTCGTGAACGCACCACCAACACATTAGACCTGTCAGGTCCTGCTCGGGTGGCGTCGTCGGTGGCGGCTCCCGTCGTTTGATATTCACGACTCTAGATTCTGCGAGGGCCTTTTTCTGAGCACAAATAGATGTCATCTTGGACTTAAAAACCTAATAATCTTTAATAATAGATGCTTCTATCAATTGATTGTGGTATCAAAAATTTAGCAATGTGTTTAATTGATCCCACAACAAAGAAGATTCACCAATGGGACGTGTCTGGCGTTCCGCCCATGCATGCCGATGGAATATTCCCGTGTTTGGTCCGGCACCTCAACGACAAGCCGTGGGTCCTTGGTGCAACCACTGTCATCATCGAGAAGCAACCAGATCGCAACCGTAGCATGAAGGCCGTCGAGAATCTTTTGCACACCTATTTTCTCGTGAAAGATCCAGGCCGTTCGGTGATAATTTGGGACGCGCGGCACAAAATTCCGGACGTGGCGGGTGCAGGAAAGGCTCGATACGCGCAACGCAAAAAGACGAGCATAGAACGCGCCCGAAAGTTCATCGCGGGTGATGGGCCGAACAAAGAGCTCGTCCCGTTCTTCGACGGTCACAAAAAGAAGGATGATTTAGCCGACACGGTCATGCAGGCCTTGAGCTTTATCGACAAGAGACCCGTAGAAGACGCGGCTCAGCCGGTAAAGGTCAAGAAGGTTGCTCCACGAAAACCCACAGAAAATCAAGCGCGGACAAAATACTCCAAGGCGAATCTTGCTTGGCTGGTCAAGACGGGTGCCAAGCAGGATGCACGGTTCAAGAAGGACCTCGCACGGTACTACAGAAACTTGGACGAATTGAAAATAGAATTTAATCTAAACTAAAATTATATGGATGCAACCCCACCCGTTCAAGCACCTGGGCCGATACCGGGCGCCCCAGTTTCATCAGGCCCACCGATAGGTTTGATCGTAGGAGGTGTGGTTGTGATTATAATTATTATAGCACTTGTGATGATGTTTTCAGGCGGCTCTTCGGCTCCAGGCGTTCCGTCGGTTCCAAAAGGTCCTCCAGTCAACTGCGTAGTGAGTGATTGGACGAACCAGGGTTCGTGCAGTAAGTTTTGCGGTCCAGGTGACCAGACGCAGTCCAGAACCGTCACCACCCCAGCTTCTAATGGTGGTACGGCGTGCCCCGCACTGACTCAGAAGGTGCCATGCAACTTGCGCGAGTGCAATAACGTCGACTGCGCCGTTTCAGCTTGGTCGCCATACGATTCATCGGTTTGCACGTCTACATCCAAATCCAAGACGCACACTCGTACAGTGACCACTGCAAAGGTGGATTATGGCGCGGCTTGTCCACCTCTCTCGGAGAAGGAGAAATGCACCACTACGGAGGTTGACGCCGCGTGTCGGTTCACACTATCCACCACACCCAATTTAAGTGGGTGTCTGATCAGCGCGACCGGCGCCGTGTCTGGAACAAAGAGTAAGCCTTATACGTCAACCGTCAGTGGGTGCAGCAAACCAGCGTTATCGAGCGCATGCACGAGTGCTGACACCGCCAAGTGCAATTACACGAAAACTGAGAACAAGAGCAAGTGTAAAATGTCTGGTAACAAAGTCAGTGGCAAAAAGACGGTCTCATGGACATCAACGGTTGCGGGTTGTCCATCAATCTCCGTACGGGGTGATGTCGCTTGTACGAGCGCAGATGTGTCTGCTTCCCCCGCATCTCCAGTCTCCGGCGGCGGGGGGGGAGGAAACCGAACGACGACGACGGCTTCTCCTTCTTCACAGGGCGGAGGTGGGGGAGGTGGCGGAGGTGGCGGCGGAGGAGGTGGCGGTGGAGGGAACCAAACGACGTCACCTTCTCCTCGTGGCGACCGTGGGCAGACGACTCCCGCTCCCCAAGTTGGAGGCGGGATCTCAACAACCTTGACTGCAACGCCAACTTATACTTGCCCACGTGGATACACTTATGATGCCACAAAGGCGGTTGGTCAGAAATGCAGAAAGGGTGGCAACAAAACAGAGGCGGAAACGGCGGTTTGCCCCCCTACTTATACTTACAATTCCACTAGCCAAATGTGCACCAAGGCGGTGATGACACCTGCACCGGCTCCTGGTCCATCTAATATGATGGTTTCCTCCCCGAGCCCTTTTGATATCACAGGTTCCTCACCCTCATCGAGCCCGTTTGATATGACGGGTTCCTCGCCATCGCCGAGCCTATTTGGCGCGATGGGTTCCTCGCCGTCGCCGAGCTCAGGTATGTTGGATATACTCGCAACACCGGCACCAGCTCCCTCCGGTTCTCAACTTTTTGATTTATAAATAAAATAGATGTAAAATTTAGATGGCACTAGAGATCCTGATACTGGTGTGCTGTATATGTTGTTTTTGCTCGTCCATTTTGGCATGTGCTTTGATATACCCACCACCAGCCGAAACCCCCTCTTCTATTCCAGAATTCAAGCAAGTAGCGAGTGGCAGAGTCGTCTATGAACCGGACAAAACGCCTTTGCCCAATAACTTGGCGGATTGTGCTACAAGTTGCAAGATGGATTGGACGTGTAAAGCTTTTGACCATTGGACCGAGAAAGACAACTTCGGTTTCGTAAGTGGAAAGTGTGTAAGGCACTCATCCAATGTGAATCCTTGGATGACCATACCAGGCTATCTAGTGGGTAAACCTACTTCAAATATTTTTGTAAAGATATCTTAATGAAGTCGTGGATAATAGCAGCGCTTCTCGCCGTCGTCGTTATTATTTTATTCATGAGAACCAAGAGTTTCGCCGATGCGATGAACCCACCAAGTCCAGCTCCCAGTCCAACTCTGGAGGGCCCGAGCCCTGGCCAGAAATATTACTTCGTGGCCTCGCCAGAAATCGCATGTCCTCCAGGCTACTTCAAACCAAACGAGTCCGAGAAACCAAAAATCTGTCAATTAAATAATTCTTAAATTATATATATGGCCGACGATGGCGATGGAGCTGCCATAGGTATCCTTCTCGTTGTAGTATGTTGCATTTTCGCATGTATAATTGGGTTGCTCATTTGGGCGAATGGTGGTCCGGAAAAACTCGGTCTCACAACTTCTCAAATTGATGCAGCAGTGGCAGGTATTGAATTCACTCGGGCAATTCCGCCAAACGTGGTGTTGAGTGACGTTCGTGGTCTTGGTTCTTATAGTTATAATCGTATTTTGAATGCTGCAACAATTGATCCTTCAGATATGGGAAGTCCAGTCTCCGGTAAAACAGCCGACCAATGTGATTCCCTCTGTCATAGTACATCTGGATGCTACGGATACACTATTGATGGGGACAAGTGTCAGCTCAAAAACAACGTCACGCTCGTCAGGTTTCAACCAGGCGCATCGAACCTGTATGCATCTCAGGATGTTGGTGGTATTTTATATGAACACTTTCCTTATCAAAAAGTCAATTTAGGAGAGCCCCAGTTATGGACATTTAACGGGCCATTCGCAGACGCGGTTGCCAACTGTCACTCGGCGGATACATGCAAAGGTTTCACATGGGATGGGGGAACTTCATCCACTATGTACGCCGCCATCACCGCCCTCGACGGAAGCACTGCTGGAACTGGTCACACTTATACGCGGAGAGATAAGCTGCCCACGTTCATTTTATTTCCCAATCAGTCGTATACCGACTCTCCAGACGAAACGAAAACAACCAACCCCGCGTGGGCTCAAGAGCAGCCTTTCAATCCCACGTCAGACGCTGGATATTTCGTGACATGGCAAAATGGCTGGGACGCAGGTACAGATGCCTATGGAGAGGCGTCACGGACAGCAAACACCATAACCGTCCAAAACTTGGCTCAGTGTCAGAACGCCTGTGTTGCGAACACATGGTGCGGGTCATTCGTCGTCAACACCGCCGGTACGCAGTGCTACATGAGACATGGGGCGTCACCCAAGCGTTATCCACTTAATTGTTATGGAACTCCAAATCCCACGGGGCCGGGTGTGAGCTGTACGTGTGGCGCCACGACTCCAGGGGGGCTTGTATGCAATGGATACGATCCGGCTCGTGATGGGGACCCGGACCCTGGCAAAAACACATACGTCAGGAAACAGCCACCACTTGGGCTATTTTGCGCAGGATCGTGCAAGAACGACCCAGAATGCCGTGTGGCCACGTACAAGCCGACGACTGGCGAATGCAAAATTTACAGGAGTTTACCGGCTAATAAAGTGACCAATGATTCAAGTTCCAATACAGTGTGGATGGTTGATTATTTTCCAGGGTAAAAATAGAGTGATGCACCCCGTCATCATAATTGTAATAGGTTGTATAGTATGTTCATTACTAACAGGGCTCTTATACGTAGCCTATTTAGTAATAAACAAACCCGTCGCACCAAAGGCGGCGTTGATTTCAGACGCGGCTCTTCAAGCCCTTATGAATAAATACGATGCCGCAGCAACTGCTCCAGTTGCTTACTCTAATATCTTGGACTATAGTTTGGGTCACGGGAATGGATATATTATGTCCCCTATCATATCGCCCGGATCACTGACTATTAACCAGTGCAACACAATGTGCAACGGCACAGTTGGTTGTCAGGGGTTCCAGTACAAGACGGCCACGAGTGAATGTGAACTACTTAGTAATGTAGCGAATACACTTTTTCATGCTGATCAAGGTTGGAACATTTTCGTTTCTGGCAATCCTCCAACAAGTGCCCTTGGCGCGGCAACTCCAGACCAAGTATTTGTAGCGGATGCCTCTAAGAAGAAGGGCCCGATAGTTGGGGTCACGACCATGGAATCATGTGCTCCTTACTGTTTATCGAACATAGCAAACTGTTTAGGGTTTACAGTGTCGCCTTCTGGGTGTGTACTATACGCCGATGTGTCGGTCCCGCTCCAGGACACGACCTCAACGGCTTATAAAGTGAATACAGTCGTGCACGGAACGGGCCTCCCCGCCTCGTCCCCAAGCTAAATAAAAAATGAAATAATATATAAATGGGAAACTCCCAGTCGACCGTAACAAATATAGTAAATAGTTCGTCACTGTCGGTCGTCAATGATTTCGTCTCGACCACCATTGCATCGACCCAAGCATCGAGTACGAATATGCAGACTTTCACGTTGAATATAGGCGCCATGGCCAATTGTCCTCTGAGTCTAGGTCAAACAATTAATGCTCAAGTGGCGGCTATAGCCGACGTGACCGACACGCAGTCTCAGCAACTTCAGACGAACCTCGCGTCGTCTCTCGATGCGGCAGCCCAGTCGAATTCCGATATGGTGAATGGTGTTATGGCGGCGACTGGAGGCAACGAGCAAGAAACCCGCACCAATATCACCAATACCATCAATCAGTCGGTCCGTAATTCCATAAACACTACAACCATCAATCAGGTGGCGGCAATGTCTGTTAATATGCAGACCATGACTCTCAACATTGGCGCGTGTCAGAATTCCCCCATTCAGGCTAATCAGGGTATCGTCTCGAACGTCATTGCTCAGAATATTTTGAGCAAGGTTTCCAACGCTATCGTGAGTAGCAATCTCGTGTCGGCAGCTTCGGCAAACGCCGCCTCAACCACTGGTATGGAAAATCAGGGTCTGAATGACCTGATTGACGCTATTTTCGCGGGACTTACTGGCATCTGGGGAATCATCGCACTCGTGGTGTGTGTACTCATATGCGGCGCTCTCATCTTCCTCATGAGTCCAGCCGGACAGGAATCATCTGTTAAATTAGCTAATGCAGGAGCTTCAAAAATTAAAGGGCCGAGTCCGTTCTAAAGCGAAGCCGATATAGCCCTAAGTCTTGCTAAATTAGCCGAGTAATTCGGAGCTGCGGGGGCGCTGTTACCCCCACCACCTGAACCTGAAACCCCGATGCCTATAACCATCAAGCAGCAACAACAGCAGATTATAAAAATGAAGAATAAAAATCCATATTGTTTATTCTTTGTGTCGATTCCCGGAATAGTATTCGGTGGCCACAAAGTATCTGTAGACGGAGGCGGCCCACCCGGTGACCCGGCGGGGGGCGTTCCGGGGGGTGGCGGAGTTCCGGGGGGTGGCGGAGTTCCGGGAGTGACGGTTGATCCCGTTCCGGGGGGCGTTCCACTGGAACAGATTTGAGTTACATTAATCGGACTATCTTGCGCGGCTCCTATATTCACAGGTGCGCCGCAAAAAGTCATATTCACACTCGGACATGCGAGTGCACTTATTGGTAACGTATTAGTCCTCGTAAAGCTACCAGCCTCTGTACAAGAGCCCGAGAGGCACCCAGGGGCGGCGGTAAATGATACGAGTGCAGAACTGACCATGGCCTTGTCCGGGTATCTTATAATTGGACCAAACTTATCATAAAGGCCTGTTTTTCCACCAGTCGTTGCACATCCCGGAAAACCCTTGATGTTGTCATCAAAACAATTACTCGTTCCTTCAATTCCAAAGTTGCTTGCGTTTATACAAGCACACCGAGGATCTACCCGGTTGGGACCAAGCGCCTTTGTATCAATCGGACTTCCTCCACAAAACGTCTGAAAAAGATCCACCACGTCACCACCGTGCGTCTCATTTCCAAGGACAATAACCTTGAGAGCATCTATAACTTGAGGCTGGCTCGCCCATGCATTTGTATTATCCGATATACATTTATTTATTAAATTGAGATTATAATCGGGAAGGCCCAAAATGGTTTTACAATCAGCCCGATCATTCACTAATTTAGAAGGACTTGTAGTTTTGCAAAAATTTGCTTTTATTATTGCCTGATCAGTGGGATCTATGTGACCCGCCGTCATTCTATCCCAATTGGCCTCTATATCAAAAGGAATTTGTTCGACTATATATGATGACATATTGTCAACCATTCCGACAGCCCCCATCTGAGTCGAATTCAATTCAGCCGGACCATTTGCACTTACTGTATCTCCTGCTCCGTTAGTGGAATCGTCTGCATTCATATAGTTTTGGAAACCAAGGAGACGGTACCCAAGTGGAACTCTGACGCTCGCCACTTGATTCTCACCTCCTCCAATCCCACCACCATTAACGAAACCCCTCCCCTTCTTCCACTCCGCACCATCAAAATTGCCCCCATCGAAAAACGACACCTTCGTCACTGGAGTCTCTAAAACGCTCGGCTCATTTGGCTTGTGCTCCCCAACTTTTCGCACAGTGCAAATGAGCCGAGCGTTTTAG